GGGGTCGTTAAAAGAATATATGGACTAAGCTGTGAACGCAGCACCCGCGCCCACAAGGCGCTCTTTTTTATGTACAATGCCAAAAGGTAATCGTAAACATAATAAATTCGGCGGTTCACGCAATGAGAACCGCACTCGCGATGGTGGAAAAACCCGTCGCGATGATGGCTTTAAAGAAGCCGATCCCATACGACCCAGAGAAAAAGAGGTGAGGCCACGACCTCCTCCCAGGGACCCAACGACCCCATATAATGGGAGACGAGCTAGCGCAATCTCTGCGTTCGAGTTCTGGCAGCTAAGGAGTATTTATACTTCTTACTTCGGACGCTTGGCTGAATTTCGTTTGATGCAGTTTGAGATCGCACAGTGGTATAAAATCACGTTCTCTAATGAACGGTTGGCCTTCTGTGCAACCAGGAGTATCAAATGGAAAAACATCTCTGGACCGGTTATCTCCGATTTCGAGATTTGCGCCAAGTTACAGGCCGCACTCCGTCTGCGCATCTTCTCTGGTAACATTTTCGGTCATGTCACCCGTGAAACAGTCAACCGTTTGCAGGCTATGGCGCCCGCAGACATCTCCGGCGATAGTAGGTTTGCCGACCTCGTAGCAGACTCCCCCGACGTCGATTCGCAGTTGAACGGCGCTAACGGTGAAGTAACCGGAACTGATGATCATGACATCATGAACTGGGTTGGCGACATTCCTCAGCGTATTGGTGACTCGCTCATCATGCAACCCATCGTGCACCATATTCAAGAGGTACGCACAAGAAAATTGGGTAGATACGTCGCCCATATCTTCCGCGCACGTGACACTTTCACGCCTGCTATTGTTGCCGCACCGATTGAGAGATGCCACTGTTGTTCGAGCTACCTCACCGAACAGCTAAACATAGTGCGCAGGTGTATACGAGAACTGGAAGACGTTTTCATTGCCCCTCGAACGTGTCCAGATTGTCAACCCATCATCACCGTGACACCAGATAGGAAAACTCCAGACAGTGCCATTACTCGTCTGTTGGAGATTAATGACCCACGTAACACTGCATCTAGCAGTGACTCATTGAACGGACAACACGGTGAGGCCACCAACACTGATGACGTCAAGCGCAATAACGCGAAAAACGCTGGGTTACTCGGGAAGTTAGCCGCCATTGAAAGTAAAATGGCTAGCCTCATGCTACGCGCTAAACAGGTGAAGAAAACTCGTAAGAATGCGCCCAAGTCTGTGAGAACAACGGGGAGGAAAACGCATGCAGGTAGACGCAACCCACGCTCCGCCGTTGCTATCGGCGGTAGCGCCATTAGTAAGCTATCCGAGTTGCACCCGCACACACAGCAGTTTATGGTGGCGATGGCCAATCCGCATTCAAAAGCTGCCACTGGTGTTGGGAGCGTCGTTAATGCTCACACGACGCAAAAAGCTGAGGCACGCTTAACCTTCACCATTGAGACTGGAGCTTCCAACGAAAACTTCATCTTTGTCACTCCATGTACTTGCAACAGTCTTCCCAGTATCCTGCATTGGACGACCGGCCTTTATACAACTGACACGTACAACGGCTCTGTTGCTGTAGAGTCTTCTTACAACTCATATGCCTTCACCAGTTTGCCGTACGATGGTAACTCATTCGGTCGTGAGACTGTAGCTACCCCAACGAACATCTCTGGAAGGGTAATTTGCGTGGGGATACGTGTCACAGCAATTGGCGCTGTGCAAGACAGAGGAGGTGAAGCACTATGGCTAGAGACGCCGAATCACTCACCCGTTGCCGCTGCAACGACAACAGGAAACGCACTTGGGACATCCATAGAGTCACGGCGTGGTACGAGGAGGGTTGACCTTGCCAGAGCACACGCGCACGAATTTAGCGTCCATCCGCACTCACGTAAGGAGCTTGACTTCCCCTCTGGCAGTTCGAACGGTGTGTTTCCAAATTCCTACTGGTATCCGATGGGACAAGAAGGTCAGGTTTTTGGACCCGGAGGCAACGGTAACGTTGGGAACCCAGTGGCTGTGCTCTGGTTCCCAGGAGGTCCTGTCGGAACATACCGCATTGAGTGTATCACACACGTAGAGTTCACCGGATCGAGAGTGCAACCACTTGCAACACCAACGCACAGTGACGATACCAATGGAATGTTGGTCGCAGAGTCTATCAAGAAGGTGAAGCAAGAGCACCACAAAGATCCTCATAAGAACATCATGGGTGATGTCTTCAGCAATGTCATGAAGGAGCTGACAGCCAAAGCTGTTAAAGGAGGAACGGACATGTTGAAGAAGGAGTTGAGCAATCCTGAGCTCGCTGGCAATGCTGTCGCCTTTGCCGCATCACTCCTCGCCTAGGGACTCGCCCTGTTTGCCTGCGTGGTGAACAGGGATACAGTTTCATGGGCTCCCCATAAAGACTGTATCATATTGTTCTTTGTATATACGTGTGTTTGTTTAGTGTGTAATCCTTATTATAGTAGTGTTCTTGTGTATAATGTAGATAGATCTTTCATTCCTCTTCATGTTGATGTTCTTGTACATAGTGTAAATAGATCTTTCGTTCCTTTTCTCAATGGTTTGCACGGTGAAGCGACCAATACTGACGATCATGACCGCGGAGATCGCCCACGCAAACAGGCCGTGCTGCATCACGGTTCAAACGGTCGCAACGGTAGCGCGCAGGACGCCAAAGTATCACAAGAGACACAGAAAGCCACTGATGCTAAGAACCTGGAGACGCTCGAAAAGTCACGCGCGTATTTCGCATACCAATTAGAGAGAAAAGACATCGCAATCAGAGCCATCAAAGGCCAGCAACAACATGGCCCCAACCAGCAACCCTGTCACGACTCCACACAACAATCCAGCTCATCATCAAGTTCATCCAGTTCAGCAGCTGTCGACCAGACTCCCTCTCGAATCCCCACGCTCGATCTTACATCGATGCCACACTCGCGCTCTCCACACGGACCCCCAGATGATGAAAGTGACGATGGTTCTGAGACAGACAATCCCCAGCCCGAGCGACCCCCTCCTCGTCTCGTCACCATTGAGGATTTCTCCTATGCAGAAACGTGGGAATTGATCGGCATTCACGTTGACGAGCAGTATTGCGCAGAGCTGTTAATGCACCAAGTCGGTTATGAGAATTTAAGCAATGTAACAGCATATGGTAGTGTGGCATCAGCAACCACCGCCGTTGTGTCCTTCCTTGGACATGCGCTTATCCCGCACTTACTCATACCCATAGAGCTTGGTGTGAGCGCATATCTCGCCTACACTTCACGTCGTCTCCATAGGCTCAGGCCGGAAGCAAACATTGACTTGCGTCAACTGCCTCAAAACATGTATGATGTTGATCATGCCCGGTTCGAATCGATGTGTGTTCCGTTTTTTATTAGCGGGACTCGAATACAGCAAGCGTTGACTAACCCAACACCAATCACCCGGAAACTTTTCGAATTGCATGCACTTGGGTTCAACCTCGCACAGGCAGTCCTCTATCACCCTGTATTGGTCAGATTCTTGATGCGCAAAAACAAAGTAGTCAACGAGCACTCACACGCTGGGTTCCATCACCAACTCGAGAATGCGTCCACTGATGACCTTGATGGGTTAGATGTGTCAGACATACCACAAGTGCTCAAAGAGAATTCCGTAATAGTTGCTATACAGAGAACGCAGATAATCATGTTGCGTGCACATGAGAGGATGGGCAATCCACGCTTTGCCCCTGTCGTGCGTTCCCCGTGGAGCATCCTGTAGGAGTTCGGCCCCGAACCCGGTGTAAAGAATGTAAATATTTTTCGGTATATGGCTGATTCGTGTTTGTTTGTTAAACCCGGTGTGTCCTTCAGCTTCAATGGCAATTTTGAGCTACCACGCAATCTTGATTGTCATGAAGAGTTCTTCACTAAAGGTTCTTTGTGTTTCAAAACTTACGGTGTTCGGGGACGCCAGTATAAAACTGTATTTGGTCCATCCTTTTTACACGCTGGTGTTGTATATAGTAATAGCACTATTTCACTTGACCGCGCTCACACGCGGTTAACTGGAAAGCGCGAACCCAGCGATTTGTTTTTGCATGAGATGTTGTGTCAGTTCCAAGATTACGTGCTTTTAGATGGTTCTCGTAGTTTTCGTAGATCGTTCAGTTATTGGGTTAGGCGTGTTTCTGATGCTGTTCAAGCTCTCCTGTGCAAGTGCAGTGAGCATGTCACTGAGGTGATAAAGTGTGCCCACGCTCCCCACCAAAAACGCAGGATCCGGATGCGTGCATTACAGAGCCTGTTGTTAAATGGTGAAATAAGCGATGGGTGTTACATGAGTGAAGTTTTGGGCAAGGTCAAGACCTTGGAGTTCGCTAAGCCTGGGAAATACCCACGGTTAGTAAATGACCTCACTACCCCAGGATCTCTCTTAGGCGGGTACCTCGCTGGGTATATTAAAACCGCCATGGAGACAGATGTCGTTTACAGACGGCACAACCGTAGCGTACGTTCATTGTTCGTGTCTTCACCGAAAATTGAAGTGTTGACTGAGTGTTTTAGTCGGCTAATCAATCCCACACACGACATTGAATTCGTATACTACAGTGACGATTCTTGTGTCTCAATTAAATGTGATGATGGCATTTTTATGGCCAACGTTGACATTAGTAGTTGTGACACCAGCAATGGTCGGACTGTTTTCAACGTACTGAAGAGCTTGTGTTCCAAGACGGCCTTCGGTGGGATCATGGAGAGGTGTGTCAACCAATGTATGAAAACCTTGAAACTTGTCAATCCCGGGAACTCAAAAGAAAAGCGTTACCTCAAGCCGCTTACGCCAATTGAGTATTCCGGGTCTGTCCTCACGACTTTGTTGAACAACGTCGCAAACTCACTCATTTGCCACTCCATTTTCGCCCAACGGATGGCTCAACAACCATTAAAGAAATCCGACGCAGCCATTTTAGTTCAGAAGGCTGCACGCAAGGTCGGTTATCTCGTCACATGTCAGACGTGTACCGAATACTCTGACTTACAATTCCTTAAACATTCCCCGGTTTACGGAAATCAAGGGCTTACCGCCACATTGAATGCCGGCGTGCTATTGCGCATGCTTGGTCAGTGTGATGGTGACTTGCCCGGACGCGGTAACATTGAAGAGAGAGCTGAATGTTTTAACTCCTCTCTCGTTTCGGGGGTAGTCCACAGTGGCAACACACCTCTTCTTCGGTCATTACAGAAGAGATTCCCGCCACGAACAATGCGGTTCAAAATGCCGGAAACACACGTGAAATCTGAAGGCCTTGCAAAAGGGGAAATCACCGGGGATGAATTCTGCAAAAGGTACCGCATGCCTGTTAGCTCATTAATTGAGTTGTGTGACTACATTGAGCAGTCCAAATATGGTAATATAATCCTCTGTCCGTTAGCACAGAAGATTCTCGACACCGATTATGGACTAGGGACTATCAATCATAGAAGCTCTCCCAAGTGGCTTAACTACGACGACTACTATTATCGTTGTGGTAGTTAAGTTGCGCGCCTCGCCTGCGTGAAATGGCGGCACGTTGCGAG